TAGATACTTCTCAATGTTGGATAGTTTGGAACAAAGTTATACCAGACGGTGTAATGTATGCAGATTGTGAATTGGCATGGACTTCTTTTGATAGCGCAACAAAAATGTTTACTTATCAATGGAGTGGTATGTTACAAGGAGATATGAAAAACAAAGAATTTAAGATCCATCCAACCCAGAAGCCAGTTGCTTTGTACGAATGGCTGTTGAATAAGTACGCAAAGCCTGGTGACACAATCCTTGATACCCATGTTGGAAGCGCAAGTAGCCTTGTAGCTTGCCATAGGACGCAACACAAATTTGTAGGCTTTGAGATTGACAAAACCTATTATAATCTTGCCAAAGCCCGTTTGGACGCAGAGATGGCACAAATGACGATATATGATTTTTTGAAAGGAGACGGCGAATGAAACTATATTTGAGCGGCGCAATTACGGGAACGACGGATTACATGGATCGTTTCTACAACGCACAGAGATTTCTTGAGGAACAGGGGCATACGGTTATAAATCCTGCGGACATAAATTCGAGATTGCCGGAAGATACCACCTATGAGCAGTACATGGATGTGTGCATGGTGCTTTTGGGAATGGCAGAGGGGATTTACATGATTTCAGGATGGGAAAAGTCCTGCGGCGCTAATCGGGAATTTGGCTATGCGTTAGCAAAAGATAAGATTGTGATATACGAATGATGGATAAAATTTATACAGTTTCGATGTTAAAATCACACGGTTACAATGCTGAGTTGGTTGACGGCGTTGTTATGGTTTATTCCAAAGATGAGTGTTACAAGGCGGTGAAGAATTTGCTCCGGGAAGTCGGCTACACGGCTTCTTGGGGCATAAGGAAGGTTGATTGATATGGCGGTAAATTACAGACAGATGTATGCCATACAAAAGAAAAATGAAAAGATTTTGCTTTCCGTAAATCCAAAATTAAACAATGGTTCTGGCATTTATTTTCTCACAAGATCAGACGAGAACGGTATAAATTACTTTTATATCGGGCAATCAGTTGGGTGCCTACAGAGGTTGGTTTCTCATATGTCTGGCTATCAGCACATAGATTTGTCGATTAGAAAGCGAGGATGGTATTCTACTGAAAATCCGTATGGATGGAAAGTCGGTATGATCAATTATCCGGCAGCGGAACTCGACAAGTGGGAGCAATACTGGATTCTTGAATACACGAAGAAAGGCTATCAGTGTCGTTATAACAAAACTGGCGGCGGTCAGGGCGAGGGCAAAGAAAAAATAGGTGAGTATCGTCCACAAAAAGGCTATCGTGACGGCCTAAAGCAAGGCTACAAGAATGCAAGCCGTGACGTTTCTACACTGTTTGACAAGCATCTGGACTATAAGCCTAAGAGTGAGGTTCCCACGCACCACCAGCTTCGGGCAATGGAGAAGTTTAAGGAGTTTCTGGAATTTCACAAAGGGCAGAACGGAGACAACGAGGAGGTACAGTAAATGTCGGTTTACAGAACATTGCAGCTTTCATTCTGGACGGACAATAAGGTTCAGGACGATTTTACGCCAGAGGATAAGTATTTTTATCTGTATTTGCTCACGAACCCACAAACGAACATCTGCGGTTGTTATGAGATAAGCTATTCGGAGATGATCATTCACACGGGCTACAACAAGGAAACAATCATTCGCCTGTTAGAGCGTTTTGAAAAAGTGCATGATCTAATCAGGTTTTCGCCGGAGACGAAAGAAATCCTCATTCTTAACTGGTACAAGTATAATTGGAGCAAGTCGCCTCTTACCCTTAAGGGCGTTAGAAAAGAAGCTGAACGGATCAAGTGCGAAGCCTTTATGAACTATGTTTTAGACGTGGCTAAATGCGTGGAAACAGATACCCCTTGTAAGGGGTATATATACCCCATACAAGCATCTGTTACTGTTACTGTTTTAAATAATAATACTAATAGTATTATTGATTTAAATAATAAAGAACTTAATACTAAAGATTTACAAGATACTACACTAGGAGAAAAGAATAAGGTCTGTAATTCTAATAAACAATTAGATATATATAAAGAGCAGCGGGAAGAGATCATTAGATACCTTAACGAAAAGATAGGTGCCAGATATAAGTCCGAGACATACGAAACGAGAAAGGCGATCAACGGCAGATTGGAAGAAGGATATACGGTTTCAGATTTCGTTGAGGTAATAGACAAAAAGGTTGCGGACTGGCAAGGAACTGACATGGAAAAGTATTTGCGGCCTGATACTCTTTTCCGGCAGTCAAAGTTTGAAAGCTATCTAAACCAAAAAGAGACGAAAGGCAAAAAGGAAAGAGACTTACTAGACGAATGGAGGAACGCATAGTGACGAGAGAGGACGTGCAAGATTTGCTGGCAATGATCCAAGGTACTTACTCGAATTTCAATCCGCAGAACAAGACGGCTACGGTAAATGCGTGGCAGATGGCATTAGAGGATTTTGACAAAAATCAGATAGCCATGGCTTTTAAGTCCTACATCCGAACGGAAACAAGCGGATTTGCCCCAACGCCGGGAAAACTGATTGAGCAGCTTAGTGTTATTAAGCACTCAAGCGACGAAACGGAGACGGAAGCCTGGATGAGAGTCGCAATAGCACTTAGGAACGGGATGTATGGATCTGAACAGGAATTTGCGAAATTGCCTCCGATGGTTCAGAAAGCAGTAGGCAATTCACAGCAACTTAGGATATGGGCGTTGGATGAGAATTTCAACGAAGAAGTGGCAAAGGCACAGTTCCTCCGGGTATACAGGGCAGAAACCCAAAGGTCTAAGGATTACGAAAAATTGCCGAAAGACATTCAAAAGCTCATTGACAATTCCAGAGAAATGGCCTTGATTGCGGCCAAGGAAGAAAATTGACGGGGCGTAAGGCCACGAAAGATGAGATATTGCAATTTGCGATAGCAAATGGTATGATAGACACGGAATTTGTGCAATCGCAAATAGAAATGCAAAAGAGACAAGAGATATTATCTAATCATCCGTATGCCATATGGCAAGGAAAGGACGGGCGGTGGAGAACTTATCTGCCGCCCGAAAGCGAAGAAGGCACGCGAAAGCTGATATGCAAGTCTAACAGAGAATCCATTGAGAACGCCATCATCGAAAAACAAATTGAACAAGAATTAAATCCGAAACTGTACGACGCATTTACGGAGTATGCAGACGCGAGACTCAAAAACGATCAAATATCCGAAGCATCGAGAATGAGGTATGAGCAAGAGTTTAGGCGCTGCTACAAGCCGTGGCTTGAAAGACGCATTAAAACCATCGAAGCTGAAGAGTTATGCGATTTCATAGAGCAGAGGACGGCAGAACTAAAACTTACGCCAAAGGCGCTGGCAAACTTCAAGACGATCACAAAAGGGCTTTTCAAGAAGGCTTACAGGCAAAAGTTGGTGCGGTTTAGGGTTATGGAAGAGGTCATGGACGTGTTGGATTTGTCTGAAAAGCGTCTGAAAAGGAACTGCAAGGACAATTCCAACGAGGTTTACAGCGAGGTTGAATACGAAAAGTACGTCGAATACCTGACTGACCATTCGGATTTATGGAACATGGCGCTTCTGATAATTCTTGTTGCCGGGCTTAGACCGGGAGAAGTCGTTGCCCTGGAAGAAAATGATCTTACGGACATGGGAGACTATTTCACGATCAGCGTTTCAAAAACCGAGACAAGGTTCCGAAAAGGGAACAAGCATTATGATTATGTCATAAAAGACAGCCCAAAGACGGAAGCCGGAAACAGAATCGTTATAGTGCCGAAACAATTCTACTGGATGTATGCAAAACTAAAGCGTATTGCAAAAGGATTTGTGTTTATCAGCCCTAAGACCGGGGAACGGATAACCACGAACTGTCTGCGGAGAAGACAAGAACTGAACTGTATCAGGCTGGGAATGAAGCAGAGATCGCCGCACAAGGGGCGCAAGGCTTACGGTTCCATTTTGCTTGACAACGGCGTGGACGCAAACCTAATCTTACAGCAGATGGGTCATGCGGACATAGGCACGACGGAGAGGTTCTATCACCGAAACATGAAGGACGCAGAAAGAAAGGCCGAGATAATCAGCGATATAGGAATTTTCGACACGGTTTGATTACATTTTTGCAAAAACCACTCAAAAGTAATCAAACGTAATCACCAAAAAGCCAATAAATACAAGGGTTTTGGTGTTTTCCCTAAGTGTTCGAATCCCGCCACTCCGATGATTGTCAAAGTGCCTTAAACCCTTACAGAATAAGGGTTTCGGGCATTTCTCATTTTCAGCCAAAAATCCAAGTGTAATCAAAAGTGTAATCAAACGTAATCACGAAAGGAGAAGTATTGCACAAATTCCAAGCCGAAAGGCTTTATTTTTTTTGCCAAAAATGGAACGGGGAAAACATAAAGTGGAACTGTTTTTTTATGGGTATGGAGCATTACAATCATGGTACGGGAGGTTAATGCCATGATTGATCTTATAAACGATGAAGTGGAGAGAATACTAAACGGGGCAAACTTTAGGCAGGAAGAGGAAATACTGTTTAGGTGCAGGTATTGCGGACCTTACAGATTGACTCTTGAAGAATGCGCGGAAGAACTGAACGTGAGTCTTTCGACGGCAAAGAGGATAAACGCAAGGATAAAACAAAAAATAATGAGACTTAATTGAGACTATTTTGAGACTCCGGCGAACTGTCGGGGTCTCTTTTTTTATGCAAAAATTTAGGCAAAGGGGGGCGAATGCCGTGAGCGAGTATTTGATTACAATTATTTTTTCTAATTGTGAGGTTTGCAAGATGCCGTTTTCGGCGCAGTCCGAATTTTGTCAAATCGTGCGAGAAGTATTAGAGAAGGCAAGGGAGGATGGCCATGAATCAATATCAGAGTTACTATCCGCAGACTTATAACGCTTTTCAGCAGAATTATGCCGTGCCTAATTACGGGCATCCCGGAATCTTGACAAAAATGGTTGATGATTTTGGGTACATTACGGCGAATGACGTTCCAATGGACGGGAACGGGGCAATTTTCATCAAGAAGGACGGTTCCGAGATTCAGAGACGGGTATGGACTGCACAGGGAAATATCATTGTGACCTCGTATTTGCCCCAAATAGCCAACAAAGGTGATTTGGCGGTTAGTTTATCGTCCGAGACGGAAAAATCGAATTTAGGGGCATTTAACGAGTTCACAGAGACATTCAATGAGAAGATGAAGTCACTTAACGATAAGATTGACAAAATCTATGATCTTTGGAACGGAGGGAAATCTGAATGATCAATCCCATGCAACTTATGCAGATGATGCGCAATCCGCATCAATTTGCGCAGCAGATGATGAATAATTCACAGTTTATGCAAAATCCCATGGCAAGAAACGCCTTGCAGATGCTTCAGAACGGAGACACGAACGGGATAGAGCAGATGGCAAGGAACATGTGTAGGGAAAGAGGGATCAATCCGGAAGATGTTATTAGGCAATTTAATCAAATGGGTATCAAATGATCATTATGGCGCGCATGATGAATAAATTAAACAGGAGGACAAAGTTATGTTTAACAATGATGGTGGCTTTACAATGCCGGTCGTTCCGGCATACGGCGGCGTGGGTAGCAGCGGAAGCGGTTTCTTAGGCGGAGACGGCATCTGGGCAATTCTGCTCTTTGCGCTGATTTTTGGCTTTGGCGGCTTTGGCGGTTTCGGTGGCGGTTTTGGCGGTAACGCGGCAATGAGTTACGATTTCCCTTGGCTGCTTAACGGACAGAACGGGATCAACAACAATGTTTCCGGCGGATTCCGTGACGCAATGCTGAATGATGGCATCACTTCCATTCGTGACGGCGTTTCCGGCTTGTCAACGCAGATTTGCGGACTTGGCGGAGACATTCAGCTTGCAATGGCAAACGCTGAAACGGCGGCTAATGCAAGACAGATGGCTAACATGCAGACGGCTTTTGCAAGTCAGACGGCAATGAGCCAGGGCTTTAACGGCCTTCAGAGCCAGCTTGCACAATGCTGTTGCGATCAGAGACTTGCGACCTGCCAGACGCAGAACATCGTGCAGAACGAGGGCGCTGCAACAAGACTGGCAATTCAGAACCAGACGCAGCAGATCCTTGACAAGATGTGCCAGCAGGAGATCGACGCACTCAAGGCGCAGAATCTTGAACTTCAGAACCGCGTGAACATGCAGGCGCTTGTTGCTTCGCAGACCGCGCAGACCGCAGCGCTTGTGGCAGACAACACCGCACAGACGCAGTACATTGTCAATCGCGTGGCACCTTACCCGATTCCGGCATATACCGTGGCTAATCCAGTTACTCCGGCCGCCGCATAGGGGGTGACTGACAATGGATGAGACTAAGATTGGCATGAAGATTGAAGCAGAGACGAAAGACCTCAAAACCATGTGTGAAACCATGCAGACGGCATTGAAAGAACAGTTTGCCAAAGGGCTTAAAAATGTTGACACGCAGGAAATGTATAAGGCGGCTGACATATTTAAGGACCTTACGGAAGCAAAGAAGAACGTTGTCGAGGCGTGCTACAAGACTTACATCCTGGAAGCGATGGAGAAATCCGAAGATGAAGGTGAGGAAGAAGACGGCGAGGACGAGGAAAAGCGTTTTTATCGCGGAAGAAGCGCCACTACTGGAAGATATGTAAGCAGAGGACGCGGAGGACGCAGAGGGTATGACGAGCGCATGGGATATGGTGAACAGCCACCTTACATGGACTTCCTAGAGCGCTATCCGAG